GACGTGGCTATTGTCAGGTTAGCGAACGCTGTTCCTGATGGTGAGTATCGAACTTCCGGGTCTTGTCCTACCCGACCAAGGATAATCACCTTATTTATCCCGCGAGAACTCATTTGCTCCACCTCTTGCCAGTTTTTATGTTGCTTATAATTGATTGAGATACACCCATGTCTTTTGCTATCTTGTACTGACTCTCTTTTTCAGAGAGTCTTTTCCTAATTTCTATAACCTGCCACTCTGTTAATTTTGCACCATGATGAGCATGACCTTTCTTGGCTCCACGATGCCTTCCTTTTGCTATCTTGTCGTCCATGTTTTCTTGCGCGCTACCTAAAAAGAGATGTTCAGGATTAACGCAGCATTGGTTATCGCATTTGTGGCAAACCATCTTCCCAGATGGAATGGGGGAGTGATAAAGCTCAAAAGCAACCCGATGAGAAAGCATTGTTACGCCAAAGGCTACAAATTTTGTGTATCCTCCTTTGTTTTTTGAATAGGTAGACTCCCAGCAACCTGTTGTTTCATTAACTTTGTAGCTGGACTCGAATCTTTTAATAATTCCGTCCAAGTGAGACATTTATGCCGCCTGTTTTAGTTCGTTAACTCTGATGTTCATTACCTGAACGCATTTAGCCTGTGCCTCCTCGTTGCCAGCCATTAATTGCCAGTCACGCTGATAACGCTCGATGAGTTTTTTCTTGTCAGTTTCTGTTGATGCATAATCGCTGAAGTCTTTCAGGATTTGTTCGCAGTCAACCGATGGAGATGTCTGGTTGGTATTTTCTGGTGATGGTTTGTTATCTGATGCTGGGATTGCCCATCCCGGCAGCGATGGAGGGAGCCAGTAAAATCCTGTTCCATCCTTGAGTTTTGCCCTGTGCCATCCCTGCTTTTTATCGAGAGATGTTTGTGCGAAACCTTCCTCAAGATTATACAGATACCGACCGATTCCCCACTGAACGGCAGCGCGCTTCATTGCACCGGAACGACCACCTTTTACGGCTTCTACCTGCGTGTTTTCAGCAGCATCCCATTTGGTTACCCATTCGGAATCAATCCTGATTGATATGCCGCATTCAACGCCTCCGTTGTTGGGAATATCTCGGTATTCATTGCGCCATCCTGCTTTGCCGCAAACATCGTCAAGGCGTTTCATGATTGCCCTGTTCGTGACATAAGCCAGCACCATAGCCCACACCTTGCCATCGCGTGTTTTACCGCTTTGCTGTATTCTCCATTCTATATCTTCAGGGCTGAATGGCTCATCGAATTTGTTCAAATCCATAATTCACCTCAGAATGGACACGGCCCAAGGAAATAACGCTGATTTAATACTTCGACTCGGGACAAATTAAGGCATACCCGCATTCCTTCGCGGTCACCATTATGGCGATACCAGAGAGCTTTCTGCGTGTACATGCGTCTCTGTAACTTGCTCTCCTTCACTGTGGTTGCAAGTGACATGAATATCTCCTTCGTTACCGATTAATTCTTTCATCTGACGAATGAATTCTTCGTCTGACCAGTTATCTGTAAAACTCATGGACGGCCTTGTTGTTTCAAAATATCCCAAAGCTTTTCGAGCAAGCTTTTCATTCTTGGTTGTTTAAAGTCTGCTCCGGTTAAAATATTTTTTCGTGAATGCTGTACCGATAAAATCGGGTTGAAAGGGCGAACCGATGCCGCCCCTGCAATAGCGAACTGTTGCATAGGATGCTCCTTCTGTTTGATTGCATAACGAAAACGCCTCGAGTGAAGCGTTATTGGTATGCGGTAAAGCCGCACTCAGGCGGCCTTGATAGTCATATCATCTGAATCAAATATTCCTGATGTATCGATATCGGTAATTCTTATTCCTTCGCTACCATCCATTGGAGGCCATCCTTCCTGACCATTTCCATCATTCCAGTCGAACTCACACACAACACCATATGCATTTAAGTCGCTTGAAATTGCTATAAGCAGAGCATGTTGCGCCAGCATGATTAATACAGCATTTAATACAGAGCCGTGTTTATTGAGTCGGTATTCAGAGTCTGACCAGAAATTATTAATCTGGTGAAGTTTTTCCTCTGTCATTAAGTCATGGTCGATTTCAATTTCTATTGATGCTTTCCAGTCGTAATCAATGATGTATTTTTTGATGTTTGACATCTGTTCATATCCTCACAGAAAAAAATCGCCCTCACATTAGAGGGCAAAGAAGATTTCCAATAATCAGAACAAGTCGGCTCCTGTTTAGTTACGAGCGACATTGCTCCGTGTATTCACTCGTTGGAATGAATACACAGTGCTGTGTTTATTCTGTTGTTTATGCCAAAAATAAAGGCCGACTATGCGGCCTTATCTACATTTCTGAACCAAACGCAGATCGGACCGTCTTCTGTATCGTGAATCGAACCGACAAACCATCCTTCTCCATCTGGCATGCTTGGCTCCCATCCACTGATGTTTGGATTCCCATCTTCAAAATACGCGTCAATTACCGTTTGATTGTTGTCGTTTTCCATTTCAACAATTGATGATTCAATGCCATGCTGCTTGCAGAAAGATCTGAACTCATCAGCTGAAATTACCTCTCTATCCCCAAACAGGTTGGCGTATTCTGGGTGCGTCCAGTAGCCATCCTCGCTTCGCTCTACTACTAATGCTTCCATATATCACCTCAAATAAGTGGTTTGCTGCCAAAACAATGAACCATCCGGAAATTCCAGATAGTTCATAATTCACTCTTCAATACTTCCAACTTACTAATCGCCGATAGATATCCGCGCTGATAGGGCATCATCATTCCTTCGAGCTTGCCACTTCTTAACTCCTCCCTGAGCAATTGTATTGCTTGATCAATAACCTCTGCCTTAGCGTCCTTTATGGCTTGCTTGCGGGGCTTTGCTTTCTGCTTTGGCAGATTTCTCAAGCATGATGGAATGTATGTCTGATTCATCACTTACCTCGCTGTCAGTTGTTTTGATTTCCGGTAGCCTGCCGCGTAAAGAGCTACGTTTGGCAGGCAAATACTTCCACTGCATTCATCTGCCTTCTTGCAGCGAAGGCTTCCGAGTGATATTGCTTTTTCAGAAAGGCTTAACCGCTTTCTCGGGTCTTCCTGAACAGGTTCCTCACTGTCTGTGCCGAAGATCGAATCGATGATGTTGCAGATGGAATCACGCTCGATGGCCAGCTTTCTGCGCCGCTCATGACGGCGAGTTTTGGCATTTCCTGCAAATGTTGATTTTCCGTACACGATTACCGTCATGATGTTTTCCTCATGTGAAATGGCTTTGGTGGTGATGCGCCAGATGCTGATCTTCTGGTTGCTGTCGTTACTGCTGCAATTCACATCACCCCAAACCCATCTCGTTTGGTATCTGTTCGCGCTTTGTCAGCGCACCATCGAAGTTAAAGAGCCTGCCAATCTGTTCCGTTTGGCTGCCAGCGTCCTGCTGATGGTGATAATAATGAACTAACAGTTCGATGTTATCAAGAACTATAAGTACGAATTGTTTGTGATTCATTAACTTAATGAGATATGTTTTTGATATGTAAAGGAATTTATTTTTGTAAAGATTGAAGATTGGTCAGTAGGAGAGAAAGAATTGTTTGCTGGCGTGTTAGTTCGTGGGTTAGCACATGTGCGGATGTTAAATAAGGTAGACGATCATGAGGAAAAGAAAACCCGGCGCTGAGGCCGGGTATAATTATTTGATTATTTCTTTTATAAAGACTTCTTTCGGTTGGTATTTTTTATCTGATGATTTGAGCTGGTACGTTATTGTTATATCAGCACGTACAGCAAATTTACCTGCAAAATCTGATGGGTTTACGTTGGGGCCAAGAACCATATTTACTCTTCGATCTATTAATCCAGGGATAACAGCGGCCCAACCTTTCTCTGGATTGTCGAGGTCTAATGCACGGATTTCAACATCAACATCAAAATGATCCTGAGTATATGACTCTGGTGTGAAGACAACTTCAGTTGGGGCTTTTTTAATGGTTTCAGCGGGAATGGTCAATGGTCACTGTACCACCCCCTGTACCTATGACCATCGTAGATCCTTCGTCTGCCCTAGCTGGGGCAAGCGTCTTAATGGAACTTTTGGCAAGAGTCTTCTTATTGGTTACCGTGCTTTCTATGATTGCTTGAAGACGGTCAGGTGAAATATTAGCCTCACCGGCACCAATATTGATGATTGTATTGTTATTTGCTTCAAAGTGGGAGGTGTTGCTTGGAGCCATAGCCTTAGTTGCTAGAACTAAGCCATATCCAACCAGACCAATAACAACAGCACCAACGAGAGCGTTTCTCATTTTCCCATTTCCGATCTTTGCATGAGCGCCAGCAAGAAACTTGTCCATTTCTTCTTGGCTACCAAAGAGGAGTTTAATAACAATATCTTCATAAAGGCTTCCTGCTTCTAATCGCGCAACATGCACCGATATATCAAGGATATTAGCCCCTGTCAGTTCCTGCAAAACACCTTCTGATTGTTTTGCGATGGCCTCCCACCCTTGAAGGGAGGTAATCACATCTTTGATGCTTACAGGTTCTTTAGTTGAATAATATATGTTTTCGGTAAAGGTTAAAGATAATTCTTGGGACATCCGAGCCCTCGCTGTTTCTTTCGATTTGCTGTGTTAAGCTAATATTTTAATATCCATGTTTCTGTTTGCTTGCAGTGTGTTACTCACCACCATCCAAACGTACTGGTTACTAGCTATGTGATGATGAAGTCATGAACTTTTCAGCCATTCCCTGGCCTCGATGTCATCTAGGTGGCGAGATTGCTTCAGAATACCAGCTACATACTCCACCTTTGCTACTTGATGATAAGGCAACGTTATTGGCCTGTGGTCTTGGTTGATGCTTGTAAATTGGTATTCTCCGTCTCTGTCATAGCCAAGAACCTTGATCATGTTGTGCCCTTCAATGGTTCTGACAAACACCTCATCACCTGGGAATACTTTGGTGTTAGGCTCAATGAGTACATATTCTCCTGATTTTATTCTGGGCCACATGCTGTCTCCTTTTACACGAAGACCAAAGGCATCTGGATCATCGCTATAAATCTTGAGCCACCCATCGCGCTCTTCGGTCATCTCGATGGCACCATCAACACCAAGAATTGCCTCACCAACCACGCGCACTAACCCTTTTTTTAATTTGCCAACAATTGAAAAAGTATCTTCATCATTCGCTCCATTTAACGAAGTGCCGTGCTGAAGCCAAACAACATCAACGTTTAGAAATTTCGCAAGCGCATTCATTTTTTCCTGGCGTGGTAAAGACTCAGCATTAAACCATTTGCTAACGCCTTTGGACGAAAGAGAAAGGGCACGGGCTATGGCCATTCCCCTACCATGTTCATCAAGACCAGCTTCTTTACAGGCTTGCGCTAGCCGCTGGGCGAATTCTTTGCGCACTTTTTCATTCTGAACCATGAGTACGATACTAAAGCACTTGCAAAAACTTTCAGTTCAATCATAATGCGTACTGAAAGTACGAAAAAGGACATTCCTATGCAAAATCTTGATGAGCCGATTAAAGGTGTCGGCATCCCTGAAGTTGCGAAGGCTTGTGGAGTTAGCGAAAGGGCTGTCTATAAGTGGCTCAAAAACGGCTTCCTCCCTAAGACTGAGTTTTTTGGGAAAACGAAATACGCATCAAAAATCGAAGAGATTTCTGGTGGCAAATATCAAGCAAGCGAAATGCTTGAAATAAGCAAAAAGAACCTTCTGGCAGCATAAGTAACACCGCTCTTTATCAATCTGCACCGCCGACAACGCGGTAACTAATTAAGAACTCATCGAAAGATGAGTATTAGTGATTATTTACCTATGGAAATAGTAAGAAATGGAACAAACAAATTACAGCAAACTATCACAGCGCGACGTTGATCGCGCAGAAACAGATTTACTTATCAACCTGTCAGCGATTACCCAGCGCGGTTTGGCAAAGATGATTGGCTGTCATGAATCGAAGATAAGCAGAACGGACTGGAGGTTTATTGCTTCGGTCTTGTGTGCTTTCGGAATGGCATCAGACATAAGTCCGATTAGCAGGGCTTTTAAGTATGCGCTTGATGGACTCACCAATAAAAAACGCCCGGTGTGCAAGACCGAGCGTTCTGATCAAATACAAATGGAATTTTAATAACATCCAACGAGGTAATTATATGCGAAAAACGCAGGAAAATAAACGCGTTAATCACCGAAAAGATGTGCTACGTGACCAGTTTTATCAGGGGGTTAATCCAGCAATAGCTGTGCCACTGAGAGAAATACTTAACAGGTACAAAACTTCGGAGAAGTCAAAATGAGCATGAATCTTATGGCTAAGGCCATGAATATAAAGGTTGGCAACCCACTGAGAAAACTGGTTCTGATTAAACTTGCCGATAACGCCAATGATAATGGCGAATGCTGGCCTTCATATCAACATGTCGCTGACCAGTGTGAGGTGAGCAGATCGACAGTAAAAAGTCACATTAGGGCGCTGGAAGAGATGGGGCTTTTGAAAAGGGAATTCAGAAGAAAAGGAGAGCTTAACCAGTCAAACGTTTTTTATCTGACGCTGGATAATGCACAACAAATACAACCAGAATCAGGTGGGGCAGGAGCTGCCCGGGGTGGGGCAGGAGCTGACCTAGGGGGTGGGGCAGGAGCTGCCCCCAGAACCTATCACTCTTTTGAACCAGTCAATGAACCTAAAAACATTATGTTCGAACATGTCCGAACAGAGTGTGAAAAAACTCCTGACCGTCACGAAGAAACCGACAAGGCATTCGAGGAAATATTCTGGTGTGCAGGCATGCGGAAAGCCGGGAAGAAAAACGCAGCTTCGGCATTCAGAACACAGTTCAGGGAATGGCGTAAAACTACCAGGGGTACGGCAAGCGAGTTTGCCACGATGCTGGCAGAAGACATCGCATGCAGGAATGGTAAGCAGTTCGGATTCGACAGGTTGTTACCATCGAGCTACCTGAACGGTCAGCGCTGGAACGACGAAAAGCCAGAAACCATTCAACCACAATCCAAACCATCATCCGCAATCACCGTATCGAAAACTGGCTACGTGTTTTTCGACAGGTGAACCATGAAATCAAAAATCAAATCGCTACTGGTCGCTGGTTATAACCACGGCTGGTTAAGTATTTCGTTTGTCGATTTCTGGTTTAAAAATCTCAATCTGAGGGAATCATGACGCCAAGTGAACTTAGCGACCTGCTTTGGGCGCAGGTTGACAGGGTGGCTCCGCACCTGTTGCCAAACGGCAAGAAAGAGGGGCATGAGTGGGTTGCCGGTAACGTCAACGGTGACAAGGGAAACAGCCTTAAGGTCAACCTTAGCGGCAAGAAAAAATGGGCTGATTTCGCTGAGGGAGACGGCGGTGACATGCTTGATTTGTGGATGGCATGTCGAGGAATTAACCTGCATCAGGCTATGCAGGAAGCGAAAGCATTTCTCGGTATCAAGGATGACGATCACCATTTCGATGCCAAACGTGAGAAGAAATTCTCCAGACCTGATCGCAAGAAAATCGCCCGCTACGTTACCAGAACAGAATCCCATCTTGAGTACCTGCAATCGCGTGGCATATCGCCAGAAGTCGTAAAGCGCTACGAGGTTGTCAGCGGCAAGGTGTGGAATGGAGAACGAGAACTTGATGCACTGGTGCTTCCGTACAAACGCGATGGTGAGTTGTTGCAGGTCAAGCGAATCAGCACTGAGCGACCGGACGGGAAGAAAGTCATTATGGCAGAAGGTGATTGCGAACCTTGTCTGTTCGGATGGCAGGCTCTGGACGCTGGCGTGAGGGCGGTTGTACTTTGCGAAGGCGAAATTGATTGTATGAGCTATGCGCAATACGGCATCTCGGCGTTATCCGTGCCGTTTGGTGGCGGGAAAGGCGCTAAGCAGCAGTGGATTGAGTTTGAGTATCACAACCTCGACAGGTTTGAGGAAATATTCATCTCGATGGACGTTGATGATGTTGGTCGTGAAGCCGCAAGGGAAATCGCAAGCCGACTCGGTGAACATCGTTGCCGTCTTGTTACTCTGCCGTACAAAGACATCAACGAATGCCTGATGAACGGTGTTACCGAGGATGAAATCTGGCAGTACATCGGCACGGCATCCTACTTCGATCCCGAAGAACTCTACAGCGCGCGAGAGTTTTACCAGGACACTATCAACGCTTTCTACGGCAAGCAGCAGTATCTGTTTAATCCACCGTGGGAATCTCTGGCAGATAAATTCCAGTTCCGTGAGGCCGAGTTGACGCTGGTCAATGGTGTGAACGGTCACGGAAAAACGGAGGTTGTCGGGCATATGGCACTTGAGGCAATGCGTCAGGGTGTGAAGACGTGCATCGCGTCACTTGAGCTGAAGCCAGGCATTCTCCTTAAGCGACTTACCCGTCAGGCGACGTGCTGCAAGATGCCGCCAGTGCTGGAAATTGACTCTGCATTTAAATTTTATGACGAAAGACTTTGGGTGTTTGGCCTGACCGGAACGGCGAAAGCCGACAGGCTGATCGAAATATTCGACTACGCTCGCCGCCGATACGGCATCCAGTTATTCATCATCGACAGCCTGATGAAATGTGGCATAGGCGACGATGACTATAACGGGCAGAAGGCGTTTGTTGACTCGATTTGCGACTTCAAAAACAAAACAAACTCCCACGTCATTCTCGTTACTCACTCGCGAAAAGGAGACAGCGAAGAAAAACCAACCGGGAAAATGGACGTAAAAGGCTCTGGAGCGATAACAGACCTGACAGACAACCTTTTCATCATCTGGCGTAACAAGGCTCGCGAGAGAGCGTTACAGAGAGTTCAGAGTGGTGAAAAGATGTCAGAGAAGGACGAACAGCTACTGGCATCTCCGGCATCTGTTTTGATGCTTGAAAAACAACGTAACGGCGAAGGTTGGGAAGGTGGTGTCCCGTTGTTCCTTGACGAGCAATCGCACCAGTTCCTGCAACTTGAATCGGGATCGCCATATAGCTACATCGCCAATATGCCGAAATCGGAATATGACGAGTCGTGGCGACAGGAAAACGTGACGGAGTATTAAATGACCATCTACATCACTGAGCTAATAACAGGCCTGCTGGTAATCGCAGGCCTTTTTATTTGGGGGAGAGGGAAGTCATGAAAAAACTAACCTTTGAAATTCGATCTCCAGCACATCAGCAGAACGCTATTCACGCAGTACAGCAAATCCTTCCAGACCCAACCAAACCAATCGTAGTAACCATTCAGGAACGCAACCGCAGCTTAGACCAGAATCGAAAGCTTTGGGCTTGCCTTGGTGACGTTTCGCGTCAGATTGAATGGCATGGTCGCTGGCTGGATGCAGAAAGCTGGAAGTGTGTGTTTACCGCAGCATTAAAGCAGCAGGACGTTGTTCCTAACCTTGCCGGGAATGGCTTTGTGGTAATAGGCCAGTCAACCAGCAGGATGCGTGTAAGCGAATTTGCGGAGCTATTAGAGCTTATACAGGCATTCGGTACAGAGCGTGGCGTTAAGTGGTCAGACGAAGCGCGACTAGCTCTCGAATGGAAAGCGCGATGGGGAGACAGGGCGGCATGAGACGACAGCGACGAAGTATCACCGACATCATCTGCGAAAACTGCAAATACCTTCCAACGAAGCGCTCCAGAAATAAACGCAAGCCAATCCCAAAAGAATCTGACGTAAAAACCTTCAACTACACGGCTCATCTGTGGGATATCCGGTGGCTTAGAGAACGTGCGAGGAAAACAAGGTGATTGACCAAAATCGAAGTTACGAACAAGGAAGTGTCGAGCGAGCTTTAACGTGCGCTAACTGCGGTCAGAAGCTGCATGTGCTGGAAGTTCACGTGTGTGAGCGTTGTATATATGAATGCTTAAATATGGTGGAACATAATGAGAAATATAAGCAACATAGACGAATTAAGAAATAAATTATCATATGATGATGTTTTAGGTGTACTTAGATGGAAAGTGTCTCCTTCTAATAATGTTAAGGTTGGCAGTGTTGCTGGTTACATTAGGAGTGATGGTTATAGGATGTTAACTATCGATGGTGTAATTACTTATGCTCACCACGTT